AATTCCGATAATGACATTAATGATCTAAAACCATCAAATCATGATTCATTAAGACGTGAAGAATTAATCACAATGATGAAGCCTAGTTATTTTAATGATGACGACCGCCAAGAATCATTCAAAGTAGCCCTAAAATTTTTTAAAGAATACGAAAAAATTCCAAATAAAAAAGAATTAAGAAGCTATCTTGACCTAGTCCATATCAATTTAGATGAAGATGAATTTAGTGAGTTATATGCATTTAACCTAAATGAATATAATTACGATTATTTGTACAAGTATGTTAGAGCGTTTATTCTCTTAAGGAATCTAAACTTGACAGTATTTGACTTAATGACATATTTGAAAACCACTCCAATTGATCCAGGAAATATCGATAAGATTTCTGAAAAGATTAGGAATGATATTAGTACTAAGCTTGCCCTAAATTTCTCAAGCGCAGACACCGGCTTAAATTTTTTTAATCCGGAATCCCATATCCAAATTTCAAAATCAGGAAGTCCGACTGGCTTTCCATTCCTAGATAAAGTTCAAGGTGGCGGCTGGAATTCAAAAGCACTTGTAGTTTTTCAAGGTCGACCGAAGGTTGGTAAATCAATGGTTCTTGGAAATATTGCAGCTCGATCATTCCTAACTGGAAACGTTACTGGTCTAGTCACAGTTGAATTAGCTGATCGTTCATACATGAAGAGAATCGGATCAAATATCTTAAATATAAAATCCGATGACTATGCAATGATAACTGATGAAGCTGCCGCTAAATTAGTTCAAAATAAAATCCAGGAGCTTAAGGATTCTGGTAAAAATATCGGAGAATTAATAATTAAAGAGTTTCCAACTGGTGGAGCTACTGCAATCGATATTGAAAACTACTTTGTTCGACTTGAGCAAAAGATGAATAAGAAATTTAAAGTAATCGTTGTCGATTATCTAAACCTATTACGGCCTATTAATACTCAAAATGGCCTATATGAAAAGATCAAAGCAATCTCTGAAGAACTTAGAGGTGTTGCTATGAGAAATGAATGGTGTATAATAAGCGCCACTCAAATTCGTAGAGAAGATATTGATAATTTTGATTTAGGTATGGATTCAGTTGCAGAGTCATTTGGTCTAATACATACAGTTGATGCTCTATTTGGTCTAATGAGAAGTCCATTGGAGAGTAGAATGAAAATCAAAGTAATTGCTAATCGTGATAATGGCTATGAAGAAAGCTACAAGTTCTATACTATGCATAAGGATTACTTTAGGTTATCTGAAGAGAGTGGACAAAATAGTGAATTTTACAGTGATGATGAGGAAGTAAGCAGAATGGCCGATGAGTTAAGATCAGAGTATTCTGAAATAAATAATTCGCCTGTTGTCGAAATCGTTGGGCCAGTTGAAGATGACTATGATGCTCTCTTTAACTCGATATAAAATAATATTTATAAATGAAAGAAGATGAATTTACCGAAGATCCACAGGAATCCCCGATAAGAGAGGACAAAATATTTAATAATAGCTATTATAATGGCGACAAATTAAAAGACTCTGATGAATATGAATTTTCAAAAAAGATAGTAGTATCCTCGGATTATTCTGACAATTATCTAAAAGATCTTTATGATTATGAAGAGCAACTTGAGGCAAAGTTTATTTTAGATGTAATCTTTGAGTTTTTACAAAATGATGAAGTCCTTAGTCGATATACGATTGACTTGACTACTAATCCATCCGTATCTAAAATAAAATTTTCAAAAGAAGATATTAACTTGATTTTTAATAGGGTCCATGAAAATTTAGATCCAGCTAGTCACGGAATAAGCTTCTATAGTCCAATCTATATCCTAGAGGTAATCTCCTCGATTTCATCAATGGAATATAAGAAAATATTTGATTCCCTAGAAACAGATACTCAGGAAATATTAATTCTTGAATTAAATAAGAAATATCAATTTTTAGAAGGTAAAATGAATAAAAAAAGAATACACTAATGGTTTGGATAAAATTAACTCACACTAGCGGATCAGTATACCTCAACCTTGAGCAAGTATATCGATATGAACAAACTGCATCAACTGAAATAACTTTCTATGATGCTAACTCAATCTTGCCAACCTCGTATACTTTTGCAACCGCTGCTGCTCTTACTGAGTGCATCGCAAAACTTACGAGTATTTCAAAAGTAATAGATATTGACCAGTTAGCAACTCAAGGATGAAATTAGACAATGTTCGAAAAATATTTGTGCTTGGTGATCTTCACCTAGGTATACGAAACAATTCAATTGAATGGTCTGAAATTCAAAGCCAATATCTAATTAATCATTTTATTAAAATGATTGATGAAGAAGGATTTAATCCAGAAACAGATATACTTGTCCAAGTTGGTGATTGGAATCATGTCAGAGAATCTACTAATGTACGTATCTATAAGCTATCCCTAACGATAGCTGAGGTACTTACTAAAAAATTTAAAAGAGGAGTCTTTGTAATTCTTGGTAACCATGACGTATATTATAAAGATCGAACTGATACTCATTCACTAGAAGGATTTGATAAAATATATCCTAATTTTCAAGTATACTCAAAACCGGAAATACTATCAATAAATTCTCATAAGTTTCTAATGTTGCCATGGATTGAGAATCTACCTGAACTTAAAGCTCAAATTCAAAAGAATATCTCAGCTAAATACGTATTTTGCCATACTGATTTTAAAGGATTTAACTTTAATAAAGTTCAAAAACTTGAACATGGTCTAGAACCGGAAGATATCCAATCATTCAATCGAATTTATTCTGGACATATTCATATTCGTCAAGAAAAAGGAAATGTTCTCTATGTTGGAACTCCATATGAAATGGATAGAGGGGACCGCGGAAATACTAAAGGCTTTTATGTATTAGATGTTAGTGGAAAAGACGTACATGAAAAATTTGTGCCGAATCACTTCTCTCCAAAGCATCTAAAATTTGATATCTTTGAGCTATTAAATGAGACTCCTGAAGATATTCGTGAACTCTTCAATAATAATTTTATTGATGTTTTAATAGAATCTGAATTTTCAAAAAAGTTTCCAATATCTCAATTTACTGAACTTGTAAAAGATTATGGACATCGTCGTCTTGAACTAGGCTCTTATTCAAAGGATCAATTAAGAGAAAAGAGTGATATTGAAATAGATTCAAATTATGAATACAATATCTTTACTCTACTTGATGAGAGAATAAAGATAATGAATCTTCCATCACACCAGTCTCAAAAAATAGTAGACCGATTTAAAGAAATCTACGATTCTTTGAGAAACACCAAACAATACGATTAATGAGACTACTAGAATTTTCATATAGAAACATATTATCTTATGGTAATATGTTACAAACATTTAAGTTTGACGATAAACCAGGACTAATCCTAGTTGAGGGAGAAAATGGTGCAGGTAAATCTTCAATTAAAGAAGCACTTACTGTCTCAATATATGGACGTTCGGCTATTCGTAAAATGAAAGATATCCCAAATTGGATAAATCGAAATGCCTATACTAACGTAAAGTTTGTTACCAACTCTGGTGAGATTGTTGAATTAGATCGAGGAATAGATCCTAACTTTAGTGATATTAAAATAAACGGCTCTCAATTTAACCTACCAGATAAGAGAAAAGTAGATGAATTTATCGAAGAGGAACTTTCACGTATTCCATTCTCAGTTTTTTGTAATACGATCAGTCTTTCATTTGATGATTTTAAATCATTTGTAAACCTAAGTAAAGACGATAAACGAAAAATTGTTGACCGAATATTTGGAATTGATATTCTTTCTGATATGCGGAGTAGAGTAAAGGAGGAATTGAAGGAGAATAAATCTGATCTTGATATTCACTCAGCTACTCTAAAAAGCAGTCAATCTAATTTAGAAACTTATGAATCTCAACTTGAGGCACTAAAGGAGAGGCTGAACAAAAAGAAGGAGGCCCTTACTGATAAGCTTACCCTTGATATCGCCAACAAAAAAGTAGAGGTAGATGCAGCCCTAGTCTTAAAGACTGAACTTAAAGATAAAATTGATTCTCAGACCAAGACAAATAGAGCAGCTCAAGAAGAAGTATCTAAAATAGGTTCAGATATTCGCGATCTTTCAAATCGACTTGCTATCTATGCTAAAAATCGATGTCCTCACTGCCTTAACGATTTAAAATCTGACTCTTCAATTGAGATAAAAGAAAAGATTGAAGAGAAGCTTACTAAATTAAAGGAATTATTAGTTGATAAGAAAAAATTAGCTGATGAGATTAATGAGAGCTTAACTTCATTATTATTGGATCGGGGTGATATTGATTCTGACTATTTTAATAAGAAGGCTGAATTACAAGCTTTAGAGTCCTCACTTGAGGCTGCTCAGGAGAATGATGGATCAGAAGAAATATCTTCTATCTCTGGAATAATCAAGAGCTTAGAGGATCAAATAAGCGAGGATTCACAAGCAATTGCTAAATTAAATTCGACTAGATCAGTTTCACTGAGTTTAGATGATCTTCTATCTGAAAATGGAATCAAGCGTGATATGATTGACCGAATTATTCCTACCTTAAATGCTAGGATTCTTGAGATCTCTGAAAAACTAGAATTTAAGTTTTCATTTGAATTTGATAATGAGTTCGACCCACACATTACCTACTTAGGAATGCAGATCTCTCCAGAGAGTTTATCCAGCGGTCAACGAAAAAAGATGAACTTAATCGTATTACTTGCGTTTATTGAAATAATTAAAATGAAACATAGTACAATGAACGTAATGTTCCTAGATGAAATCTTTAGTTCTCTAGATAAGACAAATGTTTATCGTGCAATATCAATTCTTAAAGAGTATTCAACCAAATATAACATGACAATCTTTGTAGTTTCTCATGAATCTTTGCCAGAAGAGCTTTTTGATTATCGAATACTTGTAAATCAGAGAGATCATTTTTCAGAAATGGAAATAATTAAAATTTAACTATTCTCTTGAATAGAACTCAGGATTACAATATTTTATAACTAAAAAATGATATCTTAAATTTAAGATATTGAAATTATTTCTCTATAAAATGTTATAAGTTGCAAATTGTTATAAAACTCAATGGCTAGTATTTGACCCGGAATAAACTCTTCGGTTTCTCCAACTACAAATAATGTTCTTGAAAAAAGTATATCTTCCATAGTTATGATATTGTAAGTAATGCTCTGATTGTTGTTGCGGCTGGCAATGAACTTGCAGTATATCGTATATAATTTCCTATAACATCAGCTGATGATGACCATGGAAACCATGTAGCTCCATTATCAGATGAGTATTCCCAAACTCCGTATAGTGATGAAGCAACACCATCATCAATGATTAAGAAACCAGTAGTAGCATTATATAGCCTGATTCTTAAGTCAGGAATTGGTGATACCCACAGTTGTGCCTGGTAGAATGCAAATTGTCTTGCTGACGCTGATGATAATGCAAAGGAAGGTAAGTAATGACTATCTTGAGAACCATCTTCATACGTAACATTGACACCGTATATCCAAGGAGTAATACCGGAAGCATTCATAATATCCCAAGCTACCGCTACTTGTATTTCATTTGAAGCTCCAATAATACTAGATATATCTCCGTTTGCCGGAACCTCTTGCCATATTCCTGAATTATCAAGTATTCCTGCAGTTCTAACATATATTTTACATGCATCAGCTGAACCTCCTAAATCATTACTTCCATTAAAAGATTGCTGAAATAGATTAACTGTATAAAACTGAACGCATCCCGGAGTATAAAGTATTGAAGTAGTTATATATTGAGCAGTATTAAATGCATAATCATAATCTGCAGCTAATGGTATTGCATAAATATAGTTATTTGCTGCACCTCCGGCTATAGTATACATTATACCCCCTTCAACCCATAAATTCAAAGCTGCTCCTGAACAAGTAAATGCTTCGGCAGCATCTGATGATGTAGAAGGATTTCTTACTCTTCCTGTCCATGGATAAAAATATCTTGTAGATACTCCCCCAAAAGGTTCTATTTGTAATGAGAAAGGCGCGGCTGATGAACAAGTAACAATAGCATTAAGTGTATTACTAATATCAACTTGATTGTATGCAAATCCAATGTAAGTGTTAGATGTTCCCGGAGGAGTTTGAAAATGGGCATATGTTAAATAACTTGTACTACCATTAAAAATATTACTCATAGGGCAAGCATATATTCTTGCAGTTGTAGTAATATAAACAGCCTTAACACCCGCGGTTGGTCCTGTAGTTAATGTACCAACTCTAGCATTACTAAATAAAAAAGTTCCAACAATAGTTACAGCACCAGTATTAAATTCCCAAGCTCCAGTATCAATACCGGATGTTAGAACTAAATCTTCTCTAATATTAAATACTTGTAATTCCATTTGTGTAGTAGAGCCACCTATAGAATTTTGCACATAGATTAATTGTTCACTATCAGAAACTTTATCATCTAGTGCTATACCTAATGGATACTGGTTTGTAACGGAGTTTCCTGGATCAAGTTTATAAAATGCTCTTTGCTTATCTACAGTTGTTGCTTGCGGAATGACCGTAAAAGAACCAAAAACACCTTCATGTAAACCTTTAACTATATGCAATCCTGCTGCTGTAAAAGGTATTGCAGTTCTTCTGTGTATTGTAAAAACTCTGATTTCTTCTATGACATATTCTGTTCCTGCAAACAATGTACCAGGTAAAAGATTTAAAGTAAGTAATGTGTCAGAAGTTATACTCGCTATATCATACCATGTTACTACTGCGGTAGGATCTGTAGTACCAAACCCAATCCTTGCTCCTACCGATATTTTAGAACTTACAAATCCTGTACCTGAGCCAGTAACAGTAGTTCCAGATACAGACACTGTACCAGTTGACCATCTATCCAAAGTAGCTCTTACAGAACCAAAAGATTTATTAGTTCCCGCTCCTTCTGAAGGAGTAAACCTAATATTACCAAGTGTTGTAAATACTCCCGTAGATTTTTGAAATTTTGTAAGAGTAACATTTATATTAGCAAGTGTACCAATTTGCCCAGTAAAAATGTAATCAATATCATCACTCCATGAAACTACATATGGGTAGTTTTGCTGTGTTGAACCTGCTTGCAAATAAATATAATATGGGTTAGGTTTATATGGTTGAACGTATAAATTTCCAGAAGTATCAGTATATTGCTGTATCATTGATCCTGCATTAACTTGTAAAGGATCATATGAAGTAACAGGATTAAGTGATGTATTAAACTCTTGTGTTAATGTAGTTCTCATAATTTTTTATTTATGTTTATATTTAAAGCAATAACTGCTTGTTGTGCTGCGCTTGTTCCTCCAGGAGAGTCAACATAAAATTCTAAATAGTCTCCTTGGCTTAAGCTCGTTAGCCAACTTGATAATACTGTATCTACCTCAGTTATTCCATTAATTAATGATACTGAACCGACTATCATTGAATTAACGACCAGAGTAAAAGCGATTGTGCTTATATCATTTGCAATAATTCTAGCGCTAATTATCTCCATATCATTCTCGATAAATTTATATCCTTTAAATCCTTCAGAAAATAGATTACCTTCAGAAAAAAGTTCTAATTGTATCGAGTCACTGTAATATTCCCAGTTACAATCATAGTCTGTCGCTGAATTTTTTACAAGAACTTGACCAGCGATTCCACCGGCAGGTATGCCAACACCGATATCACCAATTGGACCAGCCGGTCCAGTAGCACCAGCCGGTCCAGTAGCACCAGCCGGTCCAGTAGCACCAGTCGGTCCAGTAGCACCAGTTCCTCCGCCTGATCCCTCAATCACAGTAATAACTCCAGAATTTTGAATCTTAGATAACGCTCCAAAGTTATTTGAGTCAAATCCAATTAAATAAGTTCCGCTAGGTATCTTCGTATAATCAACTGTTGTAAAATCTAATATTGGATAAATATGACCAACTCCCATTTATTAAGCGTTCTTTATTATATTTATCTAAAAATCGAAACTTTTTAAAAGTAACATGTATAAAAATAAAAACTAAGTTATGGTAATAATTCAAGCAAATTCCTTTGCTGCCGCATACGAAGAACTCTTACATGAATTGATGACTAGTCCAGAATATGTGACTCAGCCTCGGGACATGAAGATTAATGAAATGTGTGATGTAGCATTGGTGATTGAAGATCCTCTTTCGTGTCTCTATAGAAACGAGTTCAGATCGTCTCAATCTAAATATATTGCTGCAGAGTTTCTATGGTATTTTATGGGTAGAAACGATGTTGAATATATCGCAAAATACGCAAAGTTTTGGGAATCCATTAAAAACGATGATGATACTGTAAATTCATCCTACGGACACCTTCTCTTTAATAACAAGAATGAGCATGGGGTAACTCAATATCGTTGGGCATTAGAATCATTAGCTCAAGATAAAGATTCACGACAGGCTGTCCTACACTTTAATCTGCCTACTCATCAAAGATCAGGTAATAAGGATTTTGTTTGCACAATGTATGGAATCTTCCAGATTAGAAATAATCGACTTAATTTTACTGTAAGTATGAGAAGCAATGACGTGATCCTAGGTCTTCCTACCGATGTTGCCTTTTTTGTGACTCTACAATCTCAAATGCTTAATCATCTTCGTCACCATGCAGGATATCCTGAATTGGAGATGGGAACTTATACTCACATCGCTAACTCTTCACATATCTACGAAAGACACTTCGAAATCGCTAAAAAGATGATTACTCGAAAATTCGAACCCATCACTATTCCAGAGGTTGACTTAAACCTAATCAATATTGACGGTACTCCAACTACTAATTTCAAATCCTTATTTGAAAGCCAGGAGGAGTCCGTTCAACTAATGGATCCACTATATGATTGGATTCTTAAAAACGTAAACCTATGAAAAAATCAATTATCTCATTAATCGTAGGAGTTGGAAAACTCTTATTGATTTCTCTAATTTGTTACTTAGTGTATGAATGGAATGATTTAGCTAAAGTATTTGGCCCAGCAATATCCTATCTTCAGTGGCTAGGAATAATTGTGATCATAAATATTCTTATGCCAGATGGCATCACTAACTCAAAAAAAGAGAATGACAAACAAAGACCTTAAATATCACATTACCTACTTAAAGATGGCCACTGAGTGGTCTAATCTTTCTTGTTGTAAACGTAAAAAGGTTGGCGCACTAATCGTTAAGGATGGGACCATTATCTCAGACGGATTTAACGGAACACCTAAGGGTTTTCCAAATGATTGCGAAGATGCAAATGGAGATACTCATTGGTACGTTCTTCATGCTGAAGCTAATGCAATGATGAAGGTAACTAGATCTACACAAAGCACAGATGGTGCAACCTTATATGTAACCTATTCTCCATGCAAAGATTGCTCAAAGCTAATCATTCAATCTGGAATAAAATTGGTGATTTATCAAGAAGAGTATAGAGACACCTCTGGAATCAAGATATTACGTGCATCTGGCATCAATGTTGTAAAATTATGCATATAGAATGGAAAAAAGAAAAATATCAA